TGTAGACTGAGACTTCGGCGGTGGTCTAGTTCGCAGTCAATAAGACAGCTAGACAGGCTCGAAGGATGATGATCATGAAGGCGAAAGCCCGATATGCGGTCAATGCCGCAGGTTCGAGACATCTGGATGAGCTGGCGCAGAAGAAGAAAGCGTCCAATTCATCATTGTCAGCGGAACTTTATATCAAGAGTCTGAGAAATGACCTTGGATATTTCGAGACATCGCCAAGCAGTCCATACATGGGTAAGAACGTGTTTCGTGCACCGGAAGTCTTTAAGGGGCATGTCCTTAAAGAAACTCCGATGAAGTCACTGACAGGCACCGCAGGCTTGAGTAAAGGATTTCTGCTTAAATTCAAGTCAGGCCATGTAGGAATGGTCCAGAGAGTTATCGGGAAGAAGTCAAAGCATACCGAAACAGCGAATGGCTATAAGCGATGGGTCAGCAGGAGCGGTGTTGTTGAGACACTTCAGACCATGGGATCACCGTCGGCAACGGCAATGCATAACACTATATGGCCATTTGTTGCGACGGATGTGGAGATATATTTGCAGGATGCTTTGATAGCAAGAGCGCAGCAGGTACTTGCAGTGGCAGAAGCAAAGGCAAAGCGGAGGTAATGGATGAAGGATTATTCAGAAGAAGTAAGGAAAGCCGGAATCGGAAGAACTCCGCAGTTATGTCAGGACGCGCTTATCGATGTACTCCGTAAGCTTTTTAAAGGCAAGGGCTTTGAGGGCCCCGGAGGGGTAAAGAAAGAGCTGACCGTTTACAAACAGGACTTGCCTATTCCCCTGGACAACGATGTTGACGCCGATACGAATGACGCACCGGCGCCTTATATCGTTGTTTCCATGAATGGAGGCGCTATAGCGGATGATAATTCGACGCAGAATGTAGACTTCTCCATCGTCATCTGTTGCTATGACGGAGGGCTCAACAGAGAAGGCTATCAAGATGTTTCGAACATCAAAGAGGATATCATCCAAAGGCTTTGCACGAGACCGTATTTCGGTGGATGTTTCACAGTGCTTAAGCCCATTGGATGGGCGCTCCAGTCGGAGAGCTCGGAGCCATATTATTACGGAGCGATGACATTGACGTGCACAGCCCCGGCAATGACACAGGACGAAGTATTGGGAGATTTAGTATGAGTAAGACTAAAGAGAATAAGTCCCTTGAGACCAAAGAAGTGGCAGCAGTCACCGAGGAGGTCAGAGAGGAACAGGCATCCACTGAGACAGTGGTGGATGATAAAGAATCAAAGGTCTACTGCGGACCATCCGTAAAGGGCGTGGCGAGACAGTATACCGTATATTCCGGCGGACTGCCTGAGGCGGTGAACGATTTTATCGCAAAGCATCCGCTGGCAGCACAGCTTATAGTTCCGGTCAGCAGATTTGCGGACATGCGAACAAAGCTTGAAACAAAAGGAAGCAAAGAAATGCTGATCTACAACACACTTAGGTCAGAACTATAAGGAGGTAAGAACAAATGGCAGCATACAAGCATGGTATTTATACCAGGGAAGTTGAAACAAGCCTTGCCGCACCTGTCGAGGGCACTGCCGGATTGCAGGTCATCGTAGGCACAGCTCCGGTAAATCTGCTTGCTGATCCATCGGCAGCAGTCAACACACCTATCATCGCCTACAGCTACAAGGAAGCAGTAGAGGCAGTCGGCTACTCAAGCGATTTTGCAAAGTACACACTCTGCGAAGCTATCAGTGCTAACTTCCAGGTAGTCGGCACAGGCCCTATCGTTCTCATCAACGTACTGGATCCTTCGAACTCTAAGTTCAAGGTGAACGCTACAGGTGGAACCATCGACATCGTAGACGGTGTTGCAAAGGTCAATGAGACAGGAATCCTCATCGATTCTGATTTCTCCGTAAAGAAGGATGCAGACACAGCTCTCACAAAGGGAACTGATTATACTACAGCCTTCAACGAGGATGGAACGCTCAACATCATTATCCTGAGCACTACAGCCACAACAGGACTCACAAGCGTTATCGTTGCCGGTAAGAAGCTTGATCCTACAACAGTTGAGGCATCCGACATCGTTGGAAGTGTGAATGTATCAACTGGCGCAGAGACAGGTCTCGAAGTAGTGAGACAGGTTTATCCTAAGCTCGGACTTACACCTGGAATCATCCTTGCGCCTAGATTCTCCACAGAGCCTACAGTGGCAGCAGCTATGCAGGCTAAGTGTGTAGACCTTAACGGTGTATTCGGTACTACATGTATCATTGACATCGATTCAGGTGCTAACGGTGCAAGAAAGTATTCAGACGTTAAGACAAAGAAGGAAGCTCAGGGCGTGAACAGTCCTAATGCTTACGCAGTATGGCTCTATGGCAAGGTAGGAGACGTTGTTTATAGCGGTTCAACACTTGCGGCTGCTCTTACAGCATATACAGATGCGGCTAACGGAGATGTCCCGAACGTATCACCATCAAACAAGACTCTGCCTATCACAGCAGCATGCCTTGCAGATGGCACTGAGGTTCTTATCGATCAGGATCAGGCGAACACAGTGAATGGTTTCGGAGTTGCTACATGGATCAATATCAACGGTTTCCGTCTCTGGGGCAATAACACAGCCGCTTATCCGGCAGTTACAGACCCTAAGGACAGATGGTACGCAGTAAAGAGATTCATGAAGTGGTCAGCAAATACCTTTATCCTTACATACTTCGACAAGGTTGACTCACCGGCTAACACAAGACTCATCGAGTCTATCGTAGACAGTGAGAATGTAAGAGGTAACGGATTTGTTTCACGTGGAATATGCGCTGCATACCGTATCGTATATAACGAGTCCGAGAATCCTGCAACCGCCCTCATGGATGGAAAGATCGTATTCCACCAGTACATCACACCGTTCACACCGGCTGAGGATATCGAGGACGTAATCGAGTTCGACCCGGACGCACTCAGCACAGCACTTTCGGCTTAAGGAGGTAAAGAAGGATGATTACTAACAATTATGTACCTGAGAAGATCGCTGAAGCTAATGCCTATCTTGATGGTACAAAGATGATCGGTACCGGAGCGTCTTTCGACCTTCCGGAAATCAACCAGAAGACAAGCACTGTTGCCGGTGGCGGAATCAATGGTGAGATTGACAGCCCGACTATCGGACAGTTCGAAAAGCTGGAGCAGACAGTAAAGTTCAACACACTTTACAGCTCAGCAATGGACATGCTCTCACCAAAGAACACAGTGAACATCACTTTCCGTTCAGCACAGCAGGTGTATGACAAGAACGGCGGCTATGATTTCAAGGGACTCAGAATCGTTGAAAGAGGCCGTGTAAAGAGCTTTAAGCTTGGAAAGATTGAAAAGTCCGAGACCATGGATTCTGAGATCACACTTGAGCTCACATACATCCTCGTAGAGGTGGACGGCAAGGCACTTCTCGAGATCGACAAGCTGAACAGCGTTTACAAGGTAAACGGCGAGGACATGCTTGCAGAGATCAATGCACTTGTTTAAGTGTCACGTAATGAAAGGAAAGCACGTATGCGGATATTCCGTATACGTGCTTTATTTTGGAGAATAGGACAAAGAGATATGGAAAACGAAAAGAATTTAGAGACTGTAGAAAATGTTGAGACTACAGCCGTTGAAGAGACTACAGAGAATGGCGACAAAATCATTATTAAGTTTGCAAAGCCTTACATGTTTGAAGGCGCAGAATACAAAGAGATTGATTTGTCCGGAATGAAGAAGATGACCATTCTGGACATTGTAGATATACAGAAGCAGTTGTTTTCAGAGAAAGAGGTTGCCGCTTCGGTACTTGCTGAGACTTCCACAGCATTTGCAAGAAAGGTCGCAGCAAAGGCAACGAAGATGCCTATAGAGTTCTTCCAGCTCATGCCGAGAAATCTTTCACGTGCAGTGCAGCGCACAGTCATGGCGTTTCTCAATATTGACGTGGATATCAAGAACCATGTCATGAAGTTCGAAGAGCCTTATATATTTGCAGGAAAGACTTATGAGAGCATCGACCTTTCAAAGATTGGAGACCTCACAAGCCTTAACGAGAGTGAAGCGGAGAACCGTCTCACAAGAGAAGGTATCGTTGCTACAGAAGTAGCACAAAACTGTCTTTACAACTGTGTCATCGCTTCCATGGCTACAGGACAGCCGGAAGAATTTTTCACGGGACTTCCTTTCAGGGAACTCCTTAAATTCAGAGTCGCAGTCAACGATCCATCTTTTTTCGAGTAAACGCCAGCGCAAAAGATTTGAGGCGTGCGGCGATAAGACTTGCGGCGGCAACTAACACAAGTGTTGAGTTCTACATGAATCTTCCACTCCGGGAGTTCGTAGAGATAAACAATGAGGTGGCAGAGGAATGGCAAAAGCACTAGAACTGACTATCAGAATAGCCGGAAAAATGGACAAGAGCCTTGCGGCCGCGGTGAATCAGTCCACAAGGCAGATAAGTGGTTTCTCAAAGACATTAAACACCATCGGAACCGTAGGACTGGCGGCAATGGGAACGCTCACTGTTGCCACGGTGGGAGCATTTGCAAAATGTGCAAATGAAGCCGTGAAATATGAGAATGAACTCGGAAACGTAATCAAGTATGTTGACGGTCTCGCTGATGCTAACGGTCGTATAGGCAAGGCGGCAGTTGATGCAGATGGCGCTTTTCTTAAGGCGGCAAACGGAAAGACCTATGCAGAGAATTATGACAGAGTTTATGACTCTATCCAGAGACTTTCTACACAGGTCCCGCTCACAAGAGAATACCTCACCGACATGGTGGCGGCTCTCGGACAGTCCGGTAAGTCTATAGATGAAATCTTTAAATTTGACGAGAACGGAAACCTTGCAGGTGGACTTGCAAAGGATGCGGCTGTAATGGCTGCCGCTTGGGATATCGAAGCAAAAGAAGCGGCAGACTATAGTGCGAAGTGGCAGAACTCCATGCACCTTAGTCAGGAAGAAGTCATGACGCTGGCCAATCAGATCAACTACCTGGGCGCACATTCAGCGACCACGGCAGCAGAGATCGCCAATGCAGTAAATCAGTCGGCATCCCTTGGACAGCTCACCGGCATCGACCCGTCAACAACGGCGGCGCTTGCTGATGCGATGCTGGCAACAGGCGTTGCATCTGACAGAGTTGGCACGTCAATAAAACGTATGGCATTAAACCTTTCAAAGGGCACCAATATGACAAAGGCTCAGAAGGAAGTCCTTGAGGAAATGGGCCTTACTGCTCAGCAGGTAGCTAAGGGCATGAACTCTGACAGTATAGGCATGCTGGACACTCTGTTCAAGGGTATCAATGATTTGCCGGAAGAAAGAAGGCTCAATGCCGTAGGACAGCTTTTCGGAATATGGGCGGCAGAAGGTGGCGCAAAGATCGCCAACAACATGGAGGTGTATCAGAAAGCCCTCGAAATGGTGGCGGATTCATCTTTATGGGGAGCGACCGATGCGAACGGCAATGCTCAAAAGACGAGTATGGAACGAGAGTTCGATATCAAGAATCAGACTCCTGAGGCCGTAAGGCAGATGCGCGAGAGTGCATTTCAGATGTTCCAGACGGATATCGGAAAAGCATTTGTCCCGCTCACAAAACAGATTGATGACAGCATGAAGAATCTGTTCTTAGACCTTGATGCGAACATGCCACAGCTTGAAGAGATAGCCGGGAAGCTTGCAACCCTTGCCTCGAAGGGACTGGACAAGCTGAGCGAAGCATTGGAGAAGGCTCTCCCATATATTTCACAGTTTTTGGATTATTTGAATGAACATGGAGATCAGGCGTTAAAGATAGCCGGAGGAATGGCTGCGACATTCACAGGAATGAAGTTTGCACCGGCTATAGAAGGAATGCTCGGTTTTGGTGCTGATATGTTATTCGGACAGCCTCAGATGTTCGGAGGTCGCAGCGGTGGACTTTTGTCCATGATAACCGGAGCTCCCGGAAACATCATGACGGGACTTTTCGGAAAGCAGCTTAAATCCGGAAAGACAAAAGGCGGACTAATACCGGGCATCACTGACATGGCGATGGGACTATTCGGTAATGCCAAAAGCTACGGCGGTGGCTTGTTGGATGCGATCATGAATGTCGGAAATACTAAGATGGGTTCCGGTATCCTTGGCGGATTAAAAGCAACAGGAGGAGTCGCAGGAGAGATACTGACTGGTATTTATGGAGCGACAATAAAAGATCTTGTGGACGGTGGCGCACTTCTCGGAGGAATGGCACTGGATGGACTTAAGGGTGTTGGTGGCCAGGCACTTGGAGGCATAGCAAACGTAGCAGGCGGTGCCGCAAATGCAGTAGGCGGCTTGTTGGGAAAGTTTCCGGTTATAGGACGGTTAGGCGGATTACTGGGTAGTGCCGGACAGTTTATGGGCGGAATGGCCATGGATTCACTGCCGTTCCTTGGCTCGATTATGAACCTCAGCACAACTGCCATGGGACCATTTATGGGAGTTCTAGGAAGTATTTTCAGTGGAGTAGGCCCGATAATAGCGGCAGTCTCAACGGTGATAGCTCTATTCAGTATATTAGGCGACCATCTAGGAGATATCAGGGAACTGATCGGAAATACCTTTGGAGATACAGGACTCGCAATATTCGATACATTCATCGGAAAGCTTACTGAGATAGGTGACTTCATAAATGGACTATTTCAGGATGGAGGAGTGGCACAGGCCCTTCAACCAGTACAGGATTTTATAACCAACACTTTCGGAAATCAGGCTGGGGCTGCATTCGGAGGACTCACCACCATACTTCAATCCATTATGGGTGTAATCCAACAGATAGTCACTTTCTCCACCACGGTGGTGAAACCTATCATTGAGGATATCTTCAGCTACATAACAGGGACAGTAGTGCCGATTCTTCTTGAGACATTTACGGCAGCCGCACCGACTATAGCTTCAATCATTTCAAATGTTGGTTCTATCGTCATGGGCGTGTTCACTCTGGTTGGTGAAGCTATCATTGCTCTCGAACCGGTATTCGGTGCAATAGCGACAGCATTGCTCGACCTTGGCTCTATAGTCATTCCGGCAGTCCTTGAAGCATTCAACGCATGGAGCGGAACAATACTTCAAGTAGTTCAAGATGTTCAAGGAATTTTTGATGGACTCATTACTTTCATAACAGGTGTGTTCACAGGAAACTGGGAACAGGCATGGGAAGGCGTAAAGGAGATATTTGGTAATGCCTTTAATGCATTGATAGATCTTGCGAAAGCTCCTATCAATGCGGTTATCGGACTTATCAATGGCCTCTTCGATCAGATTGGTTCCATTGATATACCTGATTGGGTGCCTGAGGATTTAGGCGGTGGTAAGACGTTCAGCCTTCCGCACCTGAATTATCTCGCGAAGGGCGGTTTCACGGATGGCTTATCTATCGCAGGCGAAGCGGGAACAGAGGCAGTTATCAGTTTTCAGCGGAGTCAGCGGGGAAGGAATCTCGCCATCTGGGAGAAGGCCGGTGAGATGCTTGGCGCAAGGCATGAGCTTAAAGACATTGGCGAAGCCGGAAGAAATAGAGAAGCAGGCGGCACAGTAGTATTTTCACCGCAGATCATCATTCAGGGCAATGCCGATGACTCTGTTGTTGACAGAATGATGCAGAGAATGAAGGCGGAGTTTGAACAAGTGATGAATGAGTACAAGAAGGAACAGACAAGGCTTGCATTTTAAGGAGAGTGAGCAGATATGAGTAAATACACAACTATAGCCGGTGACACATGGGACGTCATCGCGAAGAAGGTATATGACGATGATCATGCTTTCGGAACTCTGATGGATGCAAATCCTAAGTATATAGAGACATTAATATTCAGTGGCGGGGTCGTTTTGAACGTCCCCGATACCACTGAAAGCACCGAGAGCACCGTGAACATGGATGAGTCCGACGCGGCTGCATGGAGGGAGAATATGATATGAGCATAAGCATTAATCCCGCATACGCGAGAGGCGCATGGATAGAGGTCAAGTATGACGGTGAGGATATAGGCATTTCAAAACTTATAGAATCGCTGTCATACAATGACAACGCCTCCGGAGCTCTTGATGATATCACATTGACATTGAACAACACGGATGAACTGTCATGGATCCCCGAGAAGGAAAAGGACCTTGATGTTACCATCCATCTTGAGAACTGGTTCACAAGCGGAATCGAAGAGATTTACCATTGCGGTAATTTCTGCATAGACGATGTTACCTACACAGGGAGTCCGTCACAGTTGAAAGTAAAAGCAGTGTCACAACCGGCGGGCGGATCACTGAAGGAAACGAAGAAGACACGAACTTTCGCAATGGTCACATTGAAACAGATAGCGGAAGCAATCATGGCGGAGAACGGCATGGCAAAGCTCTACTACAATGCTGACGAAATCATGATTGACAGCATCGAGCAGTCCGATAAAACGGACTCGGAGTTTTTGTCAGAGATATGCCAGAAGTACGGGTTGTGCCTCAAGGTCTATAAAGTCGGATTCGTTATCTATGATGAGTATCAGTATGAAGCACGTAATGCTTCGAACTATTTTGGCAAGTATCCGAAGAGTGCGGCATACAACTCGAACGCAGGTTTCGAAGACTGGCCACTACATGAGATACAACCGAACTGGACATGGAACACCACCCTTCAGCACACATATACAGGAGCACAGCTTAAGTACAATGATGCGCTGACAGGCAAGAACTACGATGTAGTCATTGGCACACCGGAGAGACTGCTTAAGTTAAGCACCAAAGCAGATAGCCTTGCGGATGCACAGAGGATTGCGGCCGCGAAGATAAATGAAGAGAACAAGAAGCAGGTGTCTATGTCATTCAGCCCTACACTGTTCCAGCCGTATCTTTTTGCATCGCACACCATAGAGATTAAGAACCTCGGGAGACCGGACGGAAAATATCTCGTCGATAAGGTTTCGGTGTCTATGTCAGGTTCCGGAATATCCGAGTCGGTGACTCTGCATAAGTGCCTTCCAAAGTTCGATGCTATGGGAATGGTCAAGGCGACTGAGGAAGTAAAGACCAGTGGTTAAGGAGGGGCAGAATGAAATACATAAGAACAGGATATGTGAGTTCTGTTGATCCAGCTAAAGGAACCATAAGAGTAGCATACACAGACAGTGCAGACGGTGATTCAGGGGAAATGCCTTATTTCAGTTTCGGAGGCATTTACAAGATGCCAAAGAAAGATCAGATGGTTCTATGCCTTCACATGGAGGACGGCTCTAGTTCCGGCATAGTTCTTGGATGTTTCTGGAATGGAAACAATGTACCACCTGTGAATGGCGATAATGCTTTTTGGATGGACCTTGCAGCAGGGGCTTTTCTTAAGGCTATGAGCGGAGCAATCACTCTAAAAGGCTCATCCATTACTCTTAGTGCAGGTTCGAGCATAACGGTGGACGAGATCATAAGTAAATTGAACGACCTCGACCAACGAGTAACAGGACTGGGAGGTTGATATGGCGGCAGTAGGAAGATTTGGAAGTCTTAAGTTCTCAGTCAGTGACAGCAAGGTCCTGACTTTCGAGAATCTAAAGATCACAAGAGGGATGAAAACTACGGAACATGATGTGCCT